GTTGATTTCCAAGGCAACCAATACTTCATGTACTACGAGACTGAAGGAACCGAGACGACATCGAATTCTATCCAGCTAAAGAGCCGCGAAACCACGCAGGGCTCACGCTATCAGTATGTTAGCCAAGATAGCGGTGGCAATGGTAACGGCGATAACCGACCACAGCCTACTCCCGAACCTGAGCCTGAAACGCCACCAACTCCAACGCCGACTCCTGAGCCTACACCAGACCCACAGCCAGTGCCGACGCCACAGGATAGTGACCCAGAGCCACAGCCTAAGCCAGAGCCTAAGCCAGAGCCAGCAAAGCCATCGAAGAAGGTAAGGAAGACCAAGAAATCTGCACTTCCAAGCACGGGTGACGACAGAAGTATTGCAGCTGTCGCTGGTATTGCAGCAATCGCTGTCGCATTCATCATTGTGAGCAAGCTTGTAAGGAAGTGAAGCCGTGAGAAACGTGAAAATCCTTCAAAAGTGGAACTATGAAAATCAGGCTTACGAGCCTTACGAAGTCCCAGATGACTGGAACGTCAAAAGCTATTCAGAGGATATGGACGAGATTGTCAATTGTTCTCATTGTGGGCGAAAAGTGACCTTTGGTAGTTGCTATACAAGCAGGGAGATACACACTCCAGGTGGATTTGGTTATGCTGTGTGTGGTGAATGCTATGACACAGAGAGGATAAAAGAAGAAGAGTGGAGATCAACAGAAAGGAAGAGTCACAAAGATGCCTCCTAGAACGTATAGAACGAGACGTCGTCTAAGACATAAAGGAAATTGTCCTGCATGCGGAGCAATTCCGTCTAATTGGCTCAAAGTACCAAAAATGACCATCGTAGACTTGGCAACAATCTCTACAGAAGAGCTTGTACCGGCTGACTGTGCTGATAATTATGATCCAAGAGACATTTTCCGCTGCCCAAGATGCAACTTTATGGGGCGTGTCTCAGAGCATCCAGAGACTTCAGAGGAGTATATCGACTGGGATGATTGGGAATATTCACCAAAATACTGCCCTAACTGTGGTGAGAGGATGGTGAACGATGCCACTGATGCAGAAGCCTAGCAGAGGTAAAGACTCGACTGGCGTGAACGTGTTACAAGGCATTCTAAGCCGTCCTCATCGCGGAGTCCTTGCCCTTGACCCAGGAGGTACAACGGGGTGCGCCTGGAGCTACAGGAACGCCAAGAACGTAGGATATTCGATGGTACCTCACGATGATACCCTAGCCTGGATAGAGAGCTTCCTTAAGAACGCTGGCGGTTCCATCCAGGTGGTCGTCATCGAGAAGCACATTCCTCGTATGGGAGTCACTATGGGTCGTGAAGCTACCATGACTATGGAGCTGGTCGGAGGTTGCGCAGCAGTCGCAGAGCGCAATGGCTGCGAAGTCGTATGGCATACCGCGTCTCAAATGAAGACGGTACCTTGGTGCAACCTCGGCAAGGGCGTCCACGCTAAAGATGCAGCCAAGCACCTTGCCAGGTTTCTGCTCGACGACGCTGGAGCTAACGGACTTATCGAGCTCTAATTCTGAAGATATTGTGGAGCCTTAGAATGGCTTCTAACAAGAAAACACCGCTCGCTCATACAAGCGCAGCGGTGTTTCTTTAATTCTCTTTAAAACGGATTTTAATCACAGAAATTAGTCATCTTTGCCATCCTCGGAGTCCTTGTAGTCAAGAGTGGAGTCCTCTCTGCAGGACTTCTCTGGCCAACCTTCGGCTTCCAGGTCTTCAAGCGCAACGACGATTCCATCGTAGAGCTCGTTCGGCATGACGTCGTACAACGAGTGAACAACATACAAGGGAACGTCGTATTCCTCTGCGAGTTCGCGGATGCGAGCTTCGTCCTCCTCTGGAATGCGTTTCATGATCGAGATCCTTTCTCTTCAGTCGTTAGTCATGTTCGAGGCAGATGTCTATGATTCTCGCACGATCAGCGATATACGAGCCTTTGTGGAATCTGATGGCTTCAATAGCATCCTCTTCGTTGGCTTTGCTGCCTGCACGATGCGAACTCTTGTACGAGACTCCTTCTTGGATATTGTTGATACGATAAAACACTGTGTAAGTCCTTTTCATAATGTAATCCTTCCCTTTCCGCTACTCGGTAACAATCTTGCCTTCAGAGAGCTTCTCGTTGCTCCAACGGTACTCTACTTCAGTCTCCTCGTACATTAATCTGTTGCAGAATTTTACCAAGCGGTTGAGACGGTCGAGGTTAATCTCAGCCCAGTCGGTACAGCAGTTGTACATGTCTGTGACGTAGTATGACCACGTTCCTTCCTCAGATGAATACCTTGCAGCAACGTCGACCCAGTCGTCATTAGCTGTAGGTCCATCCTTGTATTGGACGATAAAGTCCTGGTCGTCTTCCTCAATGTAGAAATCTTTTGATAGGCTCAACATGCTCAGTGATTTCTTAATGCTCATTTTAATCTCCTCTCAGGGTTGGAAGAGAGCGGGACTCCACGTTCCCACTCTCTGGTTTCGCGAGACTCTACTTCGTGATCTCCAGGTTTTTCTCGTGCTGCTCAGGGAGCTTGACGAGCAGGTCATATAGTACATCTCCGTAAGCCTGAACTTCGTTGCGGTAGATGCTGTTGTCCCAGGAGGAAGCATCATAGATATCCTGGCCACCGACGAGGGAGTCGAACATGCGACGCTTGTTGCTCTCCTCGTTGAGGCATGCCTGCCAATACTTCCAGACGAGCGTGACGATGGTGTTGTCATGGTAGTAATTCTCAGCGTTCATAGCCAAACGGTCAACGGCAATACTGCCTACCCAGTGGTTGGCGAACTCGAACAGAGCAGTGGTGAACTCTCCGAAGCTTACCTCAGCGATGATGGCGTTTGGTACTGGCTTGGAGTCGGACGTTGTCTCTGAAGATTTCATGATGTTCTCCTTGTCGTTGGATGCCTCAGGGCTCTTTTCCTCAGCGAGGTACTCGAAGTTGGATGCTGCAATGTGGGCAAGCTCGCGGATGCGCTCGTCGCTGACGTGAGAGAGCATGCGCTTGTCGAGCTCAGCGAGACCCTCCATGGCATAATCAATTGCTTCATCCAGTGTGATAGAAGTGCGCTCACCCCAAGGAATAGTCTTATCCTCAATGGCATTCTCGACGCCACCGAGCTCTTCTTCCATAGCGGTGATGATTTTCTTCTCGGACAGGTTTTTGCCAATACGGTCAGCAAGTGGGGTGAATACTGTCATTTCAGTTCCTTTCGAAGTCGTCTTCCCCTTATGGGGCTAGGAATATTATGCGCCATAATTGTTCAACTTTCATCGGGAATTTGAAAAATAATAAAAATATTTTTGGAAATGTCATTAATGTGGTCAAATACAAAAAGGTAAAAATTAGATATAAAAATATGATAATTCTAGTAAGTAATAATAAAGAAAAGAGGGATAATATAAAAGGAGTCTATCTAAAATCAATAGGAATGTGGTGATAATGACGGTTAACAGGCAAAAGAAAAATGTGAAGGCTTCGAAGAAGAAGCCTGAAGTCAAGAAGCAAAAGCCTAGATACACGAAGGACAATCCACATCCTAAGCACCTTGAGGATCCCGAACATTTTACGTATTGGGGTACACCTCGTTGTCAAGGCAGAAATCCTCGTACTGGAAAGCAATGCACGAAGGGTGCTACGGTAGACGGGAAGTTCTGTGCTGTGCACACTGACATAGAAGAAGCAGCAGCTAAGGGCGGTTATCATATGTTCGACGAAGTGTCGGACAAGATAATCGCCTTTGTGCGTCAAGGGTATACGTTCACAACAGCATCCGCAAGAGTGGGATTGAATCCTCGTACCATCACGGAGTGGCGTCGTCGTGGCAAGGAAGAGATGGCTCGCGGACAAGAAGGCAAGTATGCTAAGTTCTGGTGTGAATTGGAAGAAGCACGTATCTTCGCCTGCTCACTTGTTGAGAATGCCCTGTTCTCAGCTGCTATCAACGGCAACGTCTCCGCTATGATCCGTTACCTGGAATGCCGTATGCCTGATGTGTGGAATGCCAAGCGTGTTATGGAGATCTCCGTCGAGACTAAACACAAGCTCGATGTGAATTACCAGATAGACGTGAAATCCTTAACAGATGAACAACTCCGCGCTAAAGTAAAAGAAATTGCAGAAGCTGTCGACATCACAGTGGGAAAGAACGTAGATCAAGCTGCGCTTCCTCCAATTCCCGTACAAGACGCGGAGGTGACAGATGCCTAAAAAGAACGACATCGTCAAAAGACTTGGCACTCCAGCGAAGGATACCTTCACCGTCCAGGAGAGCGCTGAGGACAAGCAGAACCCCCTTGATATCAAGAATGTGCCTGACATGGTCAGACAGCTCGAAACAATCAGACGTGAGCTTGCTCTAAGACATCTCCTAGACTACACATTATACATGGATGAGAACTACAAGATAGGTCGTCACCACAGGTTAATCGCAGCTCAGCTAGAAGCTACCATCAATGACGTAGTGGCTATTCACGAAGGTCGTATGAAAGAGTCTGAGAGCGATAACCTGCGCGTCATGATCTTCATGCCACCGCGCCACGGCAAGTCCCGTCTTGTCTCCCAGGAGTTCCCTGTGTGGGGTATGGGCAACAACCCATGGATGACGTGGATGCTCACGTCTTACTCTGCAGACCTAGCTCAGGAGTTCGGTCGCATGACGCGTAACAAGATGCGAGACAGCGAAGACATGTTCGGCGTCAAGCTCGCAGAGGATGCAGCTCGTGCAGACAGATGGGGACTCGAAGGAAGCCACGACAATGGCATTGTTGCTGCAGGTGTTGGTGGCGCTATCACGGGTAAGGGTGCCCACATCGCCATCATCGACGATCCTATTAAGAACTACGAAGAAGCTTCCTCCGAGACGGTAAGACGCTCAGCCTATAACTGGTACCAGACTACGCTGCGTACTCGTCTTGCTCCAGGAGGTGCCGTCATCGTCGTCATGACGCGCTGGCACCAGGACGACCTTGCAGGACGTCTTCTTGCGGACGCTGAGAAGGGTGCTGACAAGTGGAAGGTGCTGTCTCTGCCAGCTCTTGCTGAGGGCAACGATCCACTCGGTCGTGAGGACGGAGAAGCTCTCTGGCCAGAGATGTACGATGAGACGTCGCTGGAGCGTACGCGCATTGCTATGGGCAGCTACATGTTCAATGCTATGTACCAGCAGCACCCCAGTCCTCCAGACGGTACAATGTTCCGCAGGAAAGACTTTCGTTACTGGGAACTCGTCGACCATACGTACGTCCTACACAGAGACACAGGAGACGAACGATTCGTACCTGAGCAATGCTGGCACTTCCAGACGGTCGATCCGACTGCCTCAGCCAAGACTACAGCAGACTGGTTCGTATGTTCCACGTGGATTGTTACTCCGAAGAACGACCTACTCCTGTGGGACGTGTTCAGGGCGCAGATGGAAGGAGCCGAGCAACCAAGGCTTCTGCTGGACCAGTACAGACGGTACATGCCGACCTGTATGGGTATCGAGGTTAACGGCGTAGGTCGTCCTGTCTTCCAGATGCTCCGTAACTCTGGTGTACCTGTGATGGAACTCAACGCCACCAAGGACAAAGTCACAAAGGCAATCCCCATGGGAGCTAGATACGAGAGCCACAAGGTATTCCATCGTATGGGTGCCGCATGGCTTGGAGATTATGAGGATGAGCTGGTCGGCTTCCCTATGGGTGCTCACGATGACCAGGTAGACACGGCATCGTACGCTGCAATACTAACCCAAGAGCTCGCTAGTCGTAGGACTGGCGCTTCACTGGTCGAGCTCGACGTACCTAATATCATCTCGCCAGTGTAGGAGGTTAACATGGTAATGGACAAGAATCACCCTCTGCTGAGGATAGCCAATGGACTGAGTGGAGGTCAACTCAACAGCCTGAGTGAAGCTGTTGAACTTTACGGTCAGATGGCGTTCACTGAGCACAGCAACAATGAGCTGCTGCAGGAACGCATCGCTGAGCTTGAGCTTGCCCTTGACGACGTAGGCTACGAGCGAATCGGTGATTCGAACTTCGATAAACAGTTCACCAAGGCATCCATCGACAAGATTGCTGCTATGGCTAGAGTGTATTGGTTGAAGAATCCTCTGATCAAGCGAGCCGTAGCTACCCAAGCGAACTACGTGTTCGGTCAGGGTGTTGACGTGGTGGCTGCTGACGAGGACGTACAGACGGTTGTTGATGCTTTCATGGAGGACTCGAAGAACCGCGCTGAGCTCACAGGTGAACAAGCTATGCTGACGAAGGAGACTGAGCTCCAGGTCACCTCAAACCTGTTCTTCACGTTCTTCACAGATCCACTCAACGGTGCCACTCGCGTACGTACCATCCCACTGAGCGAGATCACGCGTATTATCTACAACCCAGACGACAGCAAGGAACCCTGGTATTACTACCGCCAGTGGCAGCAACCTAAGGAAGCAGGATCTCAGAAGTACGAGATGCACCAGGCAATGTACCCTGACATCAACTACATGCCCAAGGGAGGTCTTCCTAAGCACTTCAATGGCATTGAGGTAATGGCACTCAACCCAGTATACCATGTGAAGACCAACTGTCTGTCGGACATGGAATACGGCGTAAGCGAAATCTATGCAGCCATCGACTGGGCTAAGGCTTACAAGGACTTCCTCGAGGACTGGTACACCATTGTCAAGAGCCTGTCTAAGTTCGCTTGGAAGGCCACAAGCAAGTCTGGTGCCACAGGTATGGCGCAAGCTAAGCAAGTCCTTGAAGGTGCCATTAACGGTGGTTCTAACCCCATGAACAGTGATCTCCCAGGGCAGGCAGCTCAGGTATGGATGTCCTCAGATAACTTCGACCTAGCTCCTATGCCTAAGAGCGGTGCTACTGTAGCAGTAGACGATGGTCGTCGTGCTCTGCTTATGGTGTGCGCTGCTACAGGTATTTACGAGCACTACTTCGGAGATCCAAGTACAGGCAACCTTGCCACGGCTAAGGCTATGGAACAACCAATGCTCCTCATGTTCCAAGAGCGTCAGGAGCTCTGGACTGATGTGTTCAACACCATCCTTGGGTATGTCGTCAATCAGTCGGCTCTGAAGCCTGGTGGCAAGCTGAGGGGTGTTATGTCGTTCAACGATTATGGCGAGTCCTATGTCGACATGGGTGACACTGACCGCTCGGTTGACGTGAAGTTCCCTCCTATCCTCCAGGAGGACGTCAATGAACGCATTGATGCTATCGTGAAGAGCGTGACTCTGTCAGGTCAGACTCCTGCCAACACCATCGACCTCAAAACTGCTACTACCCAGATGCTCACTGCACTCGGCGAGGATACAGACATCGTCGATAAGCTGTTCCCTGATGATCCAAAGAGCTGGGACGAAGTCGAAGACGAGAAGCAACAGAAGGCTCTGGAGATTGCTATGGGTCAGCAGTCTGCTGCAGACCAGCAAGCAGCTCAAGCAGCTAAGGCTTCCAAGGCTATCGACGATGCAGAAGAGGACGCCAAGGCTAAGAAGGACGGCAAGACTCCTGAGGAACGAGCTGCAGGTGAAACGGAAGAGTCCTATATCAGCATGCTCGACAGGATGGTCTCTGAGCTTAGGGAACGGGGAATCTAATGGCTGAGCCGTACGGAACAATAGCGAAGTATCGCAGTGCCCTAGCCATCAAGAAGCACAATGCTCTCATCCAAGCGTGGGCTTCTCCTATGGCTTTGGACGTTGCTACGGTGTTCTGGGCTACGTGGAAGGGTATCGAAGACCGTCTTCCAGTCGGAGAAGATATCATCGAATCTGAAAAACCTCGTGATTCACGTGACCTAAAGAACAAATATAGCGCGATAATAAGAGTAGAGGTCCAGCGACACACACCTGAACTCCAACGAGTCGTAGAGGATTACCTCTATCGTGTGTGGCTTGCTGGAGCGGTTGAGCAATCCCGCGACCTCGGATGCACTGGATGGTTCCTTTCATCCCTGTCGAAGTCGTCAACTCCATCTGAGTCCGCCAGTGTATCCGAGGATCCCTTACTCCAGGAATCTGAAAAATTTTATGTCCTTGGTAAAGACCCTACGGGGGTTCTAGAGATCGGTGTCTATGTCGGCTCAAACGGCAAAGCTACATATGGATGTAGAGGCACATTAGATGCTCACGCGCCCGTTAATAAATGGTCACCTACAAATGGAGATACAGGAAAACAAGTGAGCTCGGGAGACTTAGACCCTTCCGATGCTCATTATTCTTCTGGAGCAGAACACACTACCATTCAGACTGTAAAACAGGGAGGTTCTGCTCTTCCTGGAGCTAAGGATGCTCTGAAAAAACTGTGGATAGATCCCCAGACAAATACTAAGTCTAAAACGAAGAAATCTTCTCATGGAGTTAACGTCAAGGCTGACAAGACTGGATGGGTATCTCTCCCAAATCTACGAGCACGAGCATATGCTAAGAAGCATGCAGCTGAGGCAGTCACGCAGATCAACGACGTCACTCGCAAGGAGATCGCACGTATTGTGAATGATGGCGTGAAGTCTGGTACGTCTTATAATGATATAGCCAAGGCCATCAAGTCTAAATTCGAAGAGTTCGCAGTACCTTCTCCACAGAAGCACATACCTAATCGTGCTGTCCTCGTGGCCGTTACCGAGCTTGCTAATGCATATTGCGAAGGTAACGCTCAGGTTGGTGACTACCTACAGAGCAATGGAGTCAAAATGATGAAGGCTTGGCAGACTCTTGAGGACGATCGCGTGTCTGACGGTTGCAAGGAGAACGAGCAGGCTGGTTGGATACCTATCGACAAAGAGTTCCCCAGTGGTCATATGCACCCACCACGTTTCCCAGGATGTCGATGCGACTTCATGCAAGAGATTCTAGATGAAGATCTCCTCGGCAAGCCAATCAGTGCCTTGTACGGTAAGCAATACACAGATGGTGCCGTAAAAGATGTCATGAAGTCTCCAGAGAAGACAGTCTCGTCGAAGCTTCAGCAAGTCGATCCTGAGGACGGGACAAAGGCTGGTAAGGCTGCTGCTGAACGTGCCGATGAATCTAACACTCCTAACTGGGAGGACTGGGATCTGAAAGGCATAAACAAAAAGATCGACGATTCTGTAAGAGAAGAATATCTTGATAAGGTAACGTATGCATTCGAAAGAGGAGACTTAGAGACGTTCATCTGTTATGGAGGAAAAAAGATCCCTGAAGCTGTTAGTTTAATCAGGGATAAAAATGCTTCTTTCTCTTCGATGAAAAAGACTCTGAACAAATCTCTTAGAATTTACACGGGGGGTTACTATGAGGATATGAATGAGTATCTTAGAGGAGGTCGCAAGAGGGACTTCTCTCCGTATGAAGATAGGGTAGAGGAGATCGTAAATCACGTTAATAATGCAGAGAAAGCTATCAGAACATACGGAGTGACGACTCAGCCTATAGTGGTGAACCGAGGATTCGATGGTCATTTCTGGGATTCCTGGAAAGAAGGAGAGACTAGACAACTTCCAGAGTTCCTCTCGACCTCTGTGAAGAGATCAGGCTTTGGGGGCAGGAACAAAGTACATATCTACATCCCACCAAACAAAGGGTGTGGAATCTACGTAGATGGAGAGTCTCTGCATGATAACGAATGGGAATATCTCATAGCTCCTGACTCGAAGTTTAAAGTGCATCATATTGAAGTGAACGAAGAAAAGGATACTTGTGAATACTGGCTGGAGCTAATCCCTTAAGGAGAAACAATGACCGATACATGGCACTACAAGGATTCACCTTCTACAGGAGTGAAGATCAAAAAGCCTAAGCCTACGAAGCAGCCGATTTGCCTGTTATGTAAGCACTTCGGAGGTATTTTGTCTGACGGTAAAGCGTATTGTAAGGCTTTCCCAGATGGCATTCCAGACAAGTTCTGGGACGCTAAAATCGACCATACAGCACCATATCCTGGTGATAACGGTATCACATTCGAGCCTTAATGCAGGTAATCCTCACTGTTCCAGATGGAACCCGTGAGGATTTCTTTCTAGAAAGAAGGATAATACTCCAAGAATGCGTCGCATGGCTGTTCAAGACCCCTCTCCGTGCGACGTGTTCCGCATAAGAGTGTGTGACTCGGTTGGAGGTGAACATGGATAACATCACATTCTTGGGATCGTTGCTTACTGAAGCGACCAACACCTCAGGCAAGTACCCTGTCAAGGTCATTCAGCCTGGATGGGGATCTTCTGGCTACTATTCTAATGATGTTCTAGCTGCTTCTGCCAGCCTTTTCGAAGGCGCACAGATGTTCTGGAACCATCCAAAATCCTCCGACAACTATGAACGTCCTGAGCGAGACCTCCGAGACCTCGCTGGAGTACTTACGAACGTTCGTTACGAGGAATCCAATGCATCTGGTGCAGGTATCTACGGAGATGCTATCGTGTTCGACGCATTTCGTGAGACTCTTGACGAGATTGCACCATACATCGGAGTATCTATTCGCGCAGGTGGCAAGGTTCACGAAGGTGAAGCTGAAGGTCGTGGAGGTCTGCTGGTAGACGAGATCAACCTCGTCCAGTCTGTAGACTTCGTCACTCGTGCTGGAGCTGGCGGTAAGGTCCTTGCACAGTTCGCTGAGGCAGCGCGTCCCATCGAGATTTTAGAAGAGAAAGAAAAGGAGAACAACATGGAGCTTGAGGAAGCAATCAAGACCATCGGCGAGCGAGACGAGACTATTAACGGTCTCAACAGTCAGCTCACCGAAGCTCAGGGTACCATTGAGACACTCTCCCAGGAGGTATCGCGCCTGTCTGAGGCGCACATGCTTGCTGAGTGTAGTGCCATCGTTGCAGCTGAGTTGAAAGAGAGCGACCTCCCTGAGGTTACCAAGGAACGTATCCAGCAGGAGTCTGGTAAGTTCATGGCGACCAAGGTTGAGGAAGGCGAGAAGAGTGCTGAGAAGAAGGTGCTCGACCAGGAGAAGGTTAAGGAATCCGTCCAGGAAGCTATCAAGGCTGAAGCTGAGTATATCAGCAAGCTATCTGGTGGCATTAACATCTCTGGTATGGGTTCGAATGGTCACGAGGATGGCGGTAAGCTCGAAGAAGCCGTCGATATGACCGATGCCTTCAAGGCTATGGGTCTTACTGAGAATGCAGCTAAGATTGCTGCTAATGGCCGTTAAGGAGTAAACATATGGCTAAGAACTTTGTTCAGGTCGGCGAGAACCTGACACTCCCAGTCGACAAAGCTGTCAAGAGTGGCGAACTCGTCCAGGTCGGTGAGATTGTCGGTGTCGCATTGACTGATGCTAAGACCGATAACGGTACCAACTACTACACCACCCTTGCGACTACTGGCGTATGGGAGTTGACCGTTACCGCGACTACTACAGTCGGTGGTGTTGTTTCTGTCAAGCCTACTGGTGGTACCAAACCAATCGCTGTCGGTTTTGCTACCAAGGCAGTGACCATTACAGGCTCTGGCAAGGCTCCAGTCTTGCTTAACCTTGGTCTTGCTCACGTTGCTACTGCTTAAAGGAAGGTATGAATAATGGCTGAATTTCTTGAGCTCGTAGAGAGCATCAATTCCGAAGCAGCTTCCGCTGAGAAGCTCTTCGGTGGCGAGGGCATGCGAATCACCCCTCGTAACAACCCTGAGTACAAGAAGGGTCTTGCTGAGGCAGCGAACCTGTGCGCTAACCTGATTCAGCGCGGTTCTAAGCTGGATATGTATCGCTTCCAGGAAGCTATGTCCACCAGCGATTTCCCTGTCTACTTCGGCGACATTCTCGACCGACAGATTCTTGCTTCATACGCTGAGGCTCCTCAGACTTACACCCAGTGGGCTAAGGTCTCTGAGGTCTCCGACTTCCGTCCTGCTAAGCGTTATGCTATGGACGGTGGCGAGGGTCAGCTGAAGCCTGTTGACGAGCTGGGCGAGTACCAGGCTGTCCGTCGCTCCGAGAGCCAGTTGTCCTTCTCTGTGAAGAAGTTTGGTGCTCGCTTCGATCTCTCCTGGGAGTCGATCATCGACGACAACCTAAATCTTCTCACCGACCAGCCAACTCGTTTCGGCAAGGCTGCTCGTCGTACCGAGGAGAAGGAGTGCACCAACCTTCTCATGAACGACACGTTCTTCTCTGCTGCGAACGACAACGTTCTCTCCTCCAATCCTCTGACGGTTCAGAACCTCCAGAAGGCTCTTGAGAAGTTCACCAGCCGAGTTGACTCCGACGGTGAGCCTATCATGGTTGGTCCTGCAATTCTCATGGTTCCTCCTGCGCTTGAGGTCACTGCTAACAACATCCTCAACGCTTCTGAGTTCCTTGCTTGGGATAACGGTCAGGAGTCCTTCCAGATGCGTACAAACAACTGGCTGAGTGGCAAGCTCAAGCTGGTCGTTAACCACTATCTGCCTGTACTTGACAAGGCACATGGCTCTGACGCATACTACCTGCTTGCTGATCCTAACGATGCTCGTGGTGCAGTCGAGTTCGCATTCCTGCGCGGTCACCGTTCACCTGAGCTGTTCATGAAGACTCCAAACGCTGTGAGCGTTTCTGGTGGTTCTGTTGGCACTATGACAGGTGACTTCGACCATGATGCTATCGGTTACAAGGTTCGTCATGTCATGGGCGGTACCGTCATCGATCCTAAGTGCGCTCTCAAGTCTACGAAGTAGTGAGGAATCTCTATGGGTCAGTACGCTGAATCTGTCAGGTTGGTAAGGCTTCTCACAGGCGACAAGGCTGCGGGAGAATACATCTTCACAGATGATGAGATGGAGTCGTTCCTTGAGCTGAGCAAGGGCAACGTTTACTACGCTGCTGCTGACGCTCTTGACGCCATTGCATCCAATACAGCGTACACACTCAAGGTGCTGACTATTCTTGATGTTACGACAAACGGACAGGCGACTGCGGAAGCCATTCGAGCTTCCGCAGCTGCTCTCCGTGCTAAGGCTGATGCAGATGCTGCGAACACCATTGTTTGTGGTGTTGCCAATGTGATTCAACCTGAACTTCCTACCCACTGGAGACCATGGTGGGAGGCATTGGCATGAAGCTCCTAGGGTACGGATGGCAAGAGCTTCTCCAGGGCTACTTCGACCATACGGTCACGTTTTACAGACCTACGAAGAAGCAGGACTCAACTGGTCAGCAGATTGATGACTACGAACAAGTCTACGATCTGTCTGATTTGCCATGTGCAGTAGGAAACGTGAGACTGGCGAGGACTAGTAATACTCAGTCTAGCTATGGTGCAGAAGAGTCAGGCATTCGCATTCTCATCGCGAATGCCCATCCTGAAATTGAAGTCGGATGGAAGGCTATAATCGACCATCTGCATGACGAGCCATACTTCGTTGAGGAACGCACTCCTAACCAGTCTGCAGACGTGAGCGAGATTCCCGTGAGTAGGTGGCACTAATGGCAAAGAGCTCTGGCGGCGTTTCTGTATATCTCGACAGCAAGAAGACTCAGCAGGTACTCTCCAAGTTTGAGTACATTGATGAGCAATCATTGCCGACTGAACTGAAAGCTCTCTTGGCTGGATCCCAGACGGTTGTCAACTCAGCTAAGCGTCGAGTGCCGAAGAAGACAGGTACGCTTTCTCGTTCTATCCATGCTGAAGTTGAATCCGATGGAGTGCTCGTTGGTACTGACGTGAGCTACGCTAAGTATGTTGAGCAGGGAACTGCGAGGATGAAGGGACGTCCTTACCTCCAGCCTGCACTCACAGAGAGCACGACTCGTATTCAGAACCAAGTTGCGAAGGCAATGCAACAAATGCTCGCGAGTAAAGGAGAATAAATGGCTGACATGGCAACAGCTACACAGTTCGACGTTGGTGAACTACTACGAGGGATCATCATTAGCGACGCTAAGATGGCTTCTAAGGTAGGGTTACGTGTATACCCAGGCGAGCTGCCAGACACCACGTCATACAAGCCTAATTCATCCGATTTGCCAGCCATACATTATTCACTGATCAGTGACTTGGAGTCAGATGAGGCTCCAATTTCTCGTTCCAGCTGGCAGTTCACTGTCGTTACGAACACTCAAGCGGAGCTTCAAAGCACCTGTGGAGCACTGAAAGAGCTGCTTAACAGGTATAAAAACGACCGTATTCGCTATGTTGAATATGTAAATTCGTCCTATGAATGGGATACGGAAACGAAAACTCCGTACGCCCCGATGACCTTCAGGGTCATTTTCTACTAGAAAAGGAAGGTGTAACTATGGCTCAGACTACCGTTCAGCATCCTGAGACTATCCGTTTTGGCTCTGGTCGACTGGAGATTGGCAAGTCTATTGACAGCCTTGTCGACGTTGGTGCACTCACTGGCGTCCACTTCACTCATGACCTTGGTGATAAGGTCACTATTAACAGCGATAACGCTGGTGTTATTCTTGAGCGAGCTGGTAAGCAGACCGCTAAGATCGAAGCAAACTTCATGGAGATCAACCTCGATACGCTCGCTGTCTATATGGGTGGCGTCAGTAAGCTCGAGAGGGTTGATGGTACCCAGCAGATTGTCACCAACGAGGAGCACACTCTCAAGGGAACCACGTTCATCAGACTCAACAAACCTATGGGCAATGGCACTGAGGTCACTATTGACTCTGTGAAGAAGAAGAATGGTCCAAATGCTGTTAAGGACACAGATTTCATCGTCGCTCTTGACGCAGACGGCTACACTTGCATTGCTCGCAAGAGCAGCTCAACCGTCCTCACAGACGGCTCCGCCATCCAGGTGTCCTACAAGTATACTCCTGCGGCATACAAGAAGCTCAGCTTTGGTGGTCTTAAGAAGCTTGATGCTAACGTTGCACGCATCACCAACTTCGACAGCAAAGGTCGAGCATTCTCCATCACGGTATACAAGGCTACTGCTGATACTGGTATCGAGATTGAGTTCAAGGCTGACGATGCAGACGAGACGAACGTCGTTCCTATTGCGCTCGTTGGTACTGAGGATACTTCTCGTGCTACAGGTGACCAGTTGTTCGTCATCGAAGATCACCAGATGTAATCGTTTACTGATGTTTTCAGACTGTTTTCCGTTTTAAGAGAAAGGCTAACGGCTATGGCTAAGTACCTCAACCTTGACAAGATTGTCCCTGAGGAGCAGATCCTCGAGATCGCAGGACGTCGATTCGATATCTCTCAGGTGCCTGCACGCAAGACTACTGAGCTCATCCGCGTAGGCGCATGGGCTACTTCTGACGAGATCAAGAACGATCCTTCGAAGAAGTATGAAGCGTACGAGAAGGAAATGCAAGCTCTGCTCGATGTTCTTGGTGAAGACCAGGACGGCAATCCAGCGGAGTTCGACTGGGTAATGGACAACGTCACCAATGCTCAGTTCACAGCTATCCTCGACTTTGTTGCTGAGTGTATTCGTGGCGAGAACAACGAAGTCGCTGACGGTGAAACGCCTGCAAATTTTACTCCGAGCAGAGCTCAGCGTCGTACAAAGGCGAGGAAGAAGTAGACCTGGGAAGGATATTTGCGCAGGTATGTCTTGTGTATCACTGGACGCTAGATTACCTGCTTGACTGCTTGACCCTTCCGCAGGTCGCGTTTTTCTATAATCAAGCAGTTTTGTTCTACAATCCAGACTCGGATCCGAAGCCAGATAAGAAGAAATTCCGTGAGGCATACGGTGAAAATGAAAAGATTTCTAGGTAACGAAGGGAAGTGGCAGAGATGCTTCTAGATACGCTAATGGTAAAGATCTCAGGAGATGCATCAGGTCTGAGCTCTGCCACTTCCAAAGCTAAATCCGACCTAGGAGATCTTGGAGATTCAGCTGATGGAGCTGGAGGTAAGTTCTCATCCCTCTCCAGTCTGATTCAAGGCTCAGCTTTTGGTAATATTATCGCAGACCTGGCTCAGACTGCCATCAGCAAACTGGGTGATCTGTCCTCTGAAGCTGTTGAAGCATCAGACTCTACACAGAAGTTCGTATCAACGCTGAACTTCGCAGGTCTCGATTCCTCTAAGATTGATGAGCTTACAGCATCTACACAGAGATATGCAGACGAGACTGTGTACGGTCTGTCCGACATTCGAAGCATCACAGCTCAGCTAGCTTCAAATGGTGTACCTAACTATGAGAAATTGGCTGAAGCTGTAGGTAACTTGAACGCTGTCGCTGGCGGTACTGCAGACACATACAGGTCTGTAGGTATGGCACTTACTCAGACAGCTGGTCAGGGTAAACTCACCACGGAAAACTGGAATCAGTTAGCAAATGCTATCCCAGGTGCGTCTGGCAAGCTCCAGCAAGCCTTACTTGAAGCAGGAGCATACACAGGTGACTTCAGAGAAGCAATGGCTGCAGGAGAAATCACTGCAGATGAATTCAATCAAGCGATTCTCCAGCTAGGTCTCACAGACGCAGCTAAGGAAGCTGCTACGGCAACCACCACTTGGGAAGGTGCATTCGGAAACCTTGAAGCAGCATGCGTCAACTTAATGGCGCAGGGTCTTGACCTCATTAAGCCTGCAGCGACTGGAGCTGTCAACGGTTTGACCGACGCCATTTCTACTATCCCGAACGCAATCGGCGGCATTGGTAACGTATTTGGCCAGATTGTCTCAGGTCTCGAAGAGTTCGAGACTGAAGCAGGTGAAATCCCTACTGCGGGAGACGCTGTACGAATCGCCATAGATACTATTGGTCAGGCTGCAGGACTGACGCTTGATCAGATTGACCCCATAGCGTCGTCTGTTGCTTCGCTCTTCGATACGGTTCAGTCGTCTGTGTCTGAAATGGGTTCTACCATTCAGTCGAATATCTCTCCGTTTGTATCTGCTCTTCAGGGGTTAGGCGATGCTGTATCTGCAAATGTTCTGCCTATGATAACTGCTATGATCGGGTATTTCTCTCAGTTTAGCTCAATGCTCATTGCAGTGTTTACCCCTGTAGCTAACACTCTCATTCCTATAGTGATCCAAATTGGCACCATGATTATTCAGCACGTGACGAACATTATAAATGTCGTCATGCCTGCGATTACGAGCATCTACAACTTGCTCACCCAGGTGATGGCTGCTATTCAGCCTATCGTTGTTGGTGCAATGACGTTCATCATGGGTATCGTGAGCGCAGTATGGCCATCAATTCAGAGCACCATCGAAGGTGTTATGAATATCATCCAGGCTGTGATTTCTACAGTGATGGGGGTCATTCAGGGCATCATTCAAGTCATTCTTAGTGCGATTCAGGGCGACTGGAGTGGCGTGATGGAAGGTCTCCAACTGATTGCAAGCTCAGTGTGGGATGGCATTCAGGGTGTCATTTCTGGTGCTATTCAAGCAGTTCAAGGCATTATTTCCTCTGTTCTTAGTGCTATTCAAGGCATCTGGAATGGAGCTTGGAACGCCATTAGCTCAATCCTAAGTAGCGCATGGGATGGAATCACCAGTGGTGTAAGCTCGGGAATCGATTCTGTCGTCAGCTTTGTGAGTGGTCTCCCTGGTCGTATCACCGGTGCGCTTGGAGATCTTGGAAGTCTTCTCCTTAATGCTGGTAAATCCATCATGAAGGGACTTCTTGACGGTATCAAGCAGGGTGTTCAGGGAGTCTTCGATTTTGTCGGAGGTATCGCAAGCAAGATTGCAAGCCTTAAGGGACCAATTCCGTACGATCTTAAGCTTCTTATACCAAACGGACAGGCCATCATGGACTCGCTCCTTACGGGCATTAACAATGGCGTTACGGACGTATTCGACAGAGTCAGCGACATCGGAGGAGAAATCGCAAGCTCCCTTGGCACAGATTACAAGATTCCCGTCACGCCAGAGCTAGCAGTCGCGGACTTCAGAGGAGTCTTGCCTTCGAATACGCCTACCATAAATTCCAGTCCTACAGGGAATGGAGCTCCAGTCGTAAACGTAAAGAATATCATCGTCCGCTCAGACGAGGACTTCGATTCTGCAGCTACCGTCTTCAACAGGAATATCATGCACGAACTGAATTGGAGCCAATATGTCCAATAGAGCGAGACAAATAGTCCTGGAGCATAAAAACGAGACCCTCAGCATACAGGGTGATTCTTCTGTACAGTCAGATTTCTACATCACAGATGAAGGAATCGAAGGATGGTTCTCAAATCCGACTGCAAAGGTGAGTGCCTCAGAAAGAACGACTGGAGACGGTACTCATAAAGTGCTCGAATCTGGAGTCCTGTATAATTCAAGGACGGTTACCTTTTCGACGTATGTCCTTGGAGAAGACAGGACTGCTGTAGTAGATGGTATCAAAAGGCTTCTCTACTTCTCCAAGAAGATCATCAGGATCTACGTGTACGATGCAGAGGATTGCACGTACTGTGACGGTTACGCGAAATTCGACGTTGACAAAGCATGGGACATGAACTACGCAAAAGTCTCCGTCACTGTAGTATGCCAAGATCCTGTGCGTTTGTCTAAGTCTGTCTCCAGAGGTTATATGGAGCCCTCACCAGATCCAGCGGGAGGATTGCAATTCAAGAACTCATTTCTGATTTATCCTCTTCAGTGGGGTAAGCAGAGCGTCGTGAACAACACTTGTTCGACGTATAACCATGGAACCATAGTCTCGTACCCTGTTATTACGGTCTCAGGAGATTTTCCAACGGGATTTTCGATCACGAATCAACAGACAGGAGAAAAACTGTCGTATTCTGAGCCTGTAAACTGGGGATCACCCGTTATAATGTATTGTAGTACTAGGACGGCATCCTCAAGTGAGGTTGACGTGACAAGAAATCTGTCAGAGAGAAGCTTCCCTTCTGTTCAGCCAGGAGGAGATCTGTCTCTATCTTTTCTAGCACATGGCGTAGGAACATGCGAAGTCGTGGTTCACGATGCGTATATCTAAGGAGTTAAAATGTCTGTAGCACTCGGAGTACCTCAGAACAGTTCTGGAGTTGGAACCTCAGCTCTGGAAATGAGAAAAATTATCAGCAGTCTTTTTGCCAATGTCGGCATCCTTGATGGTCTCGATGTCAAAGGAACCTCGTCCCTTTACTACTCAGTAGAGGGTGGCGTAGCTGTCTGTAGCAAGGGTAAGGCTGACGGTTACACGTTAGCATATTACCCAGGTGGAAATACCCCATCTGTTCAGTCGAATACGTCTGGTCAATCTCGCATAGACGCTATCTGGTTGACCTCTCACGACATCCAGAACGGAGACACAGACAACCTTGTTACGCTTGGAGTATCCCAAGGCACCCCATCATCATCTCCTGTGATACCAAGCGTTCCCTCTGATGCGACGGTAATCGCGTACATGATGCTTCCAGCAGGAGCGACCAGTACTCAGAATGCTGTCATGACGTCTGAACGAAAATATGCTGTGCCTGCGGGAGCTTCCCTCGGAGTTCTCCTCGACAAGACAGATACCTCGTACAAAGGCGTAGTCACAGGTCCAGCGTACACCTACGCCAGCGGACAGATCTACGTACCTACAGACAGGCTGCTGTCTGTAAAACTGACCGAGACTACATGGGCATGGCATCCCAGCACCCACAACTGGATAGGATCTGGATATGTTGACTGGACCCTTGATGGCGTCGTTCAGAGAGCATTCCGTTTCACGAATTACCCAGATACTCCTACCACCAGTTGCTTTGAGGATTACGTCAAGGTCTCTGCAGGATTCCATACCATTTCGGCTAGGCTATGGGGATCTAGTGTAGCTCCAGCTTCAGACATCTGGTTGGATTATAAAGCTGGGTCATGGCCAGGACAAAGGTTGCTAGTTGTCGACTCTGGAGTGGCAGAATAATGTGGAACACATATATTTGTGACACGATGTCTGGACTGATGCTCACCCCCATAGACATCCAGAATTTCTCTTGGCATATGAGCGTGACAGATTCTTCGTTGTCAACAAACACGAGGAGAAATGTCGGCGAGAATGGGTTATCTCAAATAAGCCTACCCTGGGCTTCTGTCCCAGCAGATACTCCTGAAGGACGAAACAATATCTTGTATCCTATGAAGAGATCTATCGTCTTGATGTGGGATGATACACCGGTCGTCTTCGGAACAATAGGATACAGAGTCGACTCTGAAGACTGCACGGATTTCAGTCTGCTCTCTATTCAAGATCTGTTGTCTAGCAGGTACCTCGTAAACGAAGACGTGTTCGGTAAATCGTACGGAAGTACCACAAACGACACGATCTATTACAAAAACATGTCGCTGAGGGGAATAGCTGCAGATATCATCAATAAATGTACGCGAGGGAAGCCTTCTGGAGAGCTTCCAATAGACACTCAATATGACGGTGAGCCAGGAGGACACCAGAGGACTTATTACGGCTATAACGTGTCTAACAACGCTGCAGACAAGCTTCTCAACGAGATCTCTAACGTGCAAGACGGAGTCGAGATGAGGTTCGTTCCCTACAAGAGGGAAAACAATATCAGGCTGAGGTTCGAAGCTGGTACAGACGGTGAGCATGAACTGGTTAACGGCAGCACAAAGCACACTCTCACATGGTTTTCAAATGGTAGAGGAACGATTGAAGGACTGAAGGTCTCGAACATCGGACCAACCATGAGGATCTACGGTACTGGAGCTGGACAGGATGACTCGACTCTTTGTCATCTCGCACAGGATCTGTCTCTCTGTCAGACGAGAGATCCGTGGCCTATTGTAGAGACTTTGATCTCGGACACCAGCTGGGACAACCAAGATCTCCTGAAGAAGCACGCCGAGGGAGCTCTTGCGTCCTCCAGAACTCCTCTATGCCAGATGAGGGGCTCTGTACACATCAATGACTTCGATGATCAATTCATCGGTATGGTATGGCCAGGAGACCTCATCGATCTCGACATCAGAGATCATCCAAGCCTTCCAGACGGAGTCTACACGGTGAGGATTCTTCGTATGGAAGGCGACAGTACAGACAAAGTCTCTCTGACCTTCAGCGTTATGAAATCCACGTCTTACTAAGGAGCGAAAATGAACAAAAACATTCTACCTGGCATGAGTCCCACATACGAGAACATGGCTCGTTCTGTTGTTCAAGCTCAGAAGAAAATCAATGGTCTGAACACTTCTCCGACAGGCACCATATCCGTTCATCGTTCAAACGGTACAAAAGACATCTATGGAGTCCTGAACAAGGATGGCTATTCCGTCGCTAAGAACGTTGGAGACACCGTTGCTCCACCAAAGCCTAAGGGTATTTTCGCGACATCTTCCTCAGATGTTGTGTACGTGGCGTGGGATGGAACCCTGGAAGACAAGATACCCTCAGACTTTTACAACGTGACGATCTACATGGGCGTCGACGGTCAGTCGTCTGTGATTGGTGCGCTTACGGAGCCTGGTATTGTCTCGACTCCACCACTACCAACTGCGCAAAGCGTCGAGATCTGGGCGACTGCAGAGGACGACACTTGCAAGGAAGACGGCACACCAGCACACAACGTTTCACCTGAGAGCACTCATCAGAGCGTCGCTATCGAACACAGGAGCAATTCTCAGGGAGTCGAAGATCTCAAGAGGATCCTCGAGAAGAAGATTGACGCTGTAGATGTTAAGGCTGAGCAAGCAGCAACAAATGCGAAGGGAGCAAAGACCATGGCAACGGAAGCAAGCAACAAGGCAGAAGAGGTGAAGGCAACGGTTGATAACCTGTCAAATGCCTTCTCGCATGATGCGCGCGGTGCCTATGTTGGCGATAAGACTAAACAATTCGTATGGGTCAATAAAGACGGTGTTTGGCTCATGGACGGTAAAACCCTCAACGCATCTTTTACAAGTAAAAGGGCAAGTCTTGCAGGGGATAAGTTAATTATTGCTGCTGACCAAATTGTGGTCACCAACGCATCTTCATCAAGTCCTGACGTTGTTAAGAAAGGCACCTCGCTTTGTTCGGAGAGTATTGGTTTAACAGCGAATGACACTGTGTTTTTACACGGTCAGACTCTCCAGGCACAGATTGCTGGCACAAATATTTTGCTGAACAATCAAGGGCTAAGAATAATGCCCGTAGGCAAAAGTTTATATCAAACAACCTCTATCAACGACCTTGTCAAGCTTCTGAAGTTCACAGGCTGGACTACCTTACAAGATGATGGCGCGTGTCGTGTTCGCTACTGTATCCGCGGCGGCATGATGTATCTCGACTGTTACCTTGCAGCGGGATATTCGGCTCGTACCACTACGGCAGAAATGCCAGACAATCTTCTGCCAGCCATTGAGGGGTATTACCCAATGGGCACGGAGACAGGTGACCACACCGCAAAGATCTGGATTGGCGCAGCTGGTGGTGGTAATAAGCGTATTTACCTCTACAACAATAGCACAGGTTATGCGACTGGAATTATTCCAATACTTCCGAAGAGTATGGAGTAGGGGGTGAAAGGATGAACCCACTAACATTCGAACAGATCGTGGCAGCGGTATCGTTTCTCGGCATGGTGCTGACGCTCATTAACGGTGCTAAGGCGATGAACCGCGCGAGTCAGGAAGACGCGATGCGACTCGTGCGCATTGAAGAAGGTGTGAAGCAGCTCAAGGTTGACTTAGACGACACACAGAAAGCCTTCACGGCATACATGGCTCGTACTGACGAGACGATTACTAATATTCGCGACACCCTCTCTGTACATGACACTCGCCTGGCAGTGGTTGAGGATGTGACCCGCAATCAGGCGGGACGGCTGGAACGCCTGGAACAGGCGCATACGCACTAATTCTTATCTAAGGAGAACAACATGATTAACTGGAAAGTACGTCTTCACAACCCTGCATGGTGGCTGGGTATGGCTGGAATTGTCATGAGCCCCGTCCTGGCATATCTTGGACTAGCATACTCTGACCTCACCACTTGGGGCAGCCTTGCTGATGTATTCGTCAAGTTCATCAGCAACCCTTATCTGATTGGCACGGTCGTGGTTGCCATCTTTGGTGCTATTGGTGTCACGGTTGACCCAACAACTAAGGGACTAAGCGACTCTGCAC